CAAGCTGGGCAGATGAGCGTAACGGGTTCAGTGTCAAGAACACTGGCAAGGATACCAACGCTGTCACTATGTTCCGTCGTGAGAATCAGGCTGCACAGTGGGTGAACAGCACAGAGTTCAAGGAGTTACTGGCAGCATGAGTAATACAGATGACAGGGAATACCCTACGTTGTGGTCTTGCATTTGGTACAAAGAAGGCAGTGCGTTTTTTTCCAGATGGGAAGTCATTGAGAATATAGAGCAACACCTTGACAATCATCACCCAGACTCAAAGTTCAGGTGGTGGTTCTTCTGGCTGTATCTCGATATTAGGGACTTCTTTATACACCTTGACTTGATTAATACTGGCAAGGGGCCGTACAAAAGCCTACATTCAGACGTAAGATGGGGGTATTGGGAATACGTATTTGTGTTTGGGATACGGAATCCCATCATACGTATATGCTGGTCTGTGCTTGATTTCATCAAGTATAAAGTGTTGCGTATGCAATACATAGACCCCCACCTTGGTTGCTATAGCTACCCAAATTGTGACGAGTCCCCTATGGGCTGTCGTCATGTGATGGGTGACGATGCTGAACCATATGGCCACAGAGACTAGGAGAATCACATGAAGACAGTTGAAGACTTAGTATTGACATACTATTCTTCCAACGATTTCAGTATGTTGAGGGACAAGTCTAAGAAGGACTATCAATACTTCCTCAACATATTGGTCGGTGAGTTTGGGTCTGTTGCGTATGACAAGTTGTCGAGCAAGCAAGCCAAACACGCATACGAAGAATGGGTGAAGCGTGGCATCACGTTTGCCAATCATGTATGCACTGTGTCGTCGTTGCTGTATCGCTACGCCATCGACATGGAGTATGCTATGGTGAATCCATTTGCCAACATCAAACGTAAGACTGCACCACAACGTAAGGTAGTGTGGTCAGAAGACAACGTGCGTCAATTCCTTGACACTGCCTATGGTCAGTTTGAGTGGCGCAGCCTTGGCCTGATTATTCACATGGCATACGAGTGGTGCCAGCGACTGGGTGACATGCGTCTACTGCAGTGGGACAACCTCGACATGGTTGAACGCAAGCTGTACCTTGAGCAGAGCAAGCGCAGGGCAGAGGTGTGCCTTCCAATCGAAGATGACCTGTACGAGATGCTTGTTCAGCAGCAGGAAGACTTTGGCTTTCAAGCCTATGTGGCACCCCGTGTGTTGCCTGTTGGTGGTAAGTATCATCCATACAGCTTAGAGCGTCTCAGCAAGGCTGGACGGGCTGTTATGAGGCAAGCTAATCTGCCAGAGGAGTTGCGTCTGATGGACTTACGTAGGACAGGCACGACACAGATGGTCGAGGCTGGTGTCCCTATGGGACAAATCATGTCTGTGACTGGACACAGTAACCCGCAGTCGGTGAAACCTTACATGAGAAATACATATGCCAGTGCAAATAGTGCATTGACAGCACGAAAATCGCATGGTAAAAGCACCTAACTGCCGCAAAGGAAAGTGATATATACATGGATAATATATATAACATTGTAAGTGATATGGACGTACCCGTAGGTATGACCAAGCGTGTTGCTTGTCCTAACTGTGGAGAGAAAACCTTCACGGTGACAAACAACATGGGTTCGCTTGTATGGAATTGCTATCGTGCATCTTGTGGTGTGAAGGGTGGGACACGTGTTCGTATGAGTGCCGATGATATTCGTGCTGGCTTTGCCGGTGCCGATGACTTCGCCAAGCAGGACACGTTCAAGCTGCCTGACTACATCGTGCCGCATGACTGGAACGTGGCAGAGATTGCATGGGAGTTATATGAGTTGGATGCAGAGCAGCTTGGCCTTATGTATGACGTGAAGGAACACCGCATGGTATTCCCCATCGTACATGACGGCAAGATTGTGGATGCTACCGGACGCTCATTGGGTAAGCGATTACCTAAATGGAAACGATATGGAAAAAGCGGCTTGCCATACACATCAGGGTGTGGTAAAGTCGCCGTAGTTGTTGAGGACTGCTTGAGTGCAGCCGTTGTTGGTTACGGCACCTTTGTCGGGGTTGCGCTTCTAGGCACGTCATTGCAAGAGACGCATAAAGGGTATCTCTCGCAGTTCTCAACAGCAATCATTGCGCTAGACCCCGATGCGCTGCCGAAGACTTTGATTATGGCAAAGGAATTACGAGGGCATGTCAACGATGTTCGTGTCCTCAGACTAACCGACGACTTGAAATATCGTAACCCGACAGATATGGAGAACCTTCATGGAATTATCAATAATTAGGAGCCTGATGGACAAGTCATTCTATGATGACCATCGTGGCTCTAAGTGTCCGCAGCGTTTGTTCAGTAAGGACGTGCGGAAAATCAAGCAGTCGATTGACGCTGCTATGGACAGGTACGAGCGTAGTGTTACGCCAGATGAGATAGAAGCCCTGTTCATGTCAGACAACCCGACACTAACTACTGCGCAGAAGCAGGGGTATTCATCACTCTTCTCGCAGATTAAACGTGAAGACCCTATGGGCAGTGACGTAGCACAAGAGGTGTTGTCCAAGCTGTTCCAACAGGTAGTGGGTGAGGACGTAGCTAACATTGGCTTTGATATGGTCAATGGTGATGCGGCCAGCCTTGAGTCTCTGCGTAACTTACTTGAGCGTTACGGGGATGACTTCATTCCTAATCTCAACATTGAGTGGGATGACATCACCATTGAGACACTCATGGCTAAAGCTGAACTGGAAGCACGTTGGACATTCAACATACCAAGTGTGACACGTAAGGTAGAGGGTGTGTCTGGTGGCCAGCTTATCGAAGTTGGCGCACGGCCTAACACTGGCAAGACATCCTTCCATGCCAGCTTGATTGCTGCACCGGGCGGGTTCGCACATCAGGGTGCCAAGTGCATCATCCTGTGTAACGAGGAGCCGACACACCGTGTTGGTGCCAGATACTTGACTGCTGCCGCTGGCATGACAGCCCGTGAAGTACGGGACAATATGTCAAAGGCACAGGCACTGTATCAGCCGGTGATGAATAACATCAAGATTAAGGAAGCGGGTGGTCGTGACATGGCATGGGTTGAGTCCGTATGCAAGTCTTATAAGCCTGATGTCCTTGTGCTTGACATGGGTGATAAGTTTGGCGTGCAGGGTTCCTTTGCACGACAGGACGAAGCACTCAAGGCATGTGCTATCTATGCACGGCAGATTGCCAAGACCTATGACTGTGCTGTGTTCTACATGTCTCAGCTATCGGCAGAGGCAGAAGGCCGCGCGCAGTTGAACCAGAGCATGATGGAAGGTAGCCGGACAGGTAAGGCTGCGGAAGCTGACCTGATGATACTGATTGGTAAGTCACCAACAGTCGAGGGTCAGGAAGAAGACAGTCCACTGCGGCACATCAACATTGTAAAGAACAAGTTGAATGGCTGGCATGGTATGGTAAACTGTGAACTCAACTATCAGACAGCGAGGTACGAAGGATGAAGCTAACACTTGATGTAGAGAATACTGTCACCAAGCGTGATGGTAAGACACACCTTGACCCGTTTGAGCCTGACAACTCACTGACTATGGTGGGAATGCTGAGTGACATGGGTGAAGAGTGTATCGCCACCTTTGACCACAGTGATGTACCAGCAGATGCTTATGGACATACTATGGTGCAGGAATACCTAGACAAAGCTACCATACTCATCATGCACAACGCAGCACACGACTTGTTGTGGCTGTGGGAATCAGGCTTCAAGTATGATGGCCCTGTGTTTGATACGATGCTGGCAGAGTACGTCATGCAGCGTGGACAGAAGGAGCCACTGTCTCTTGAAGCATGTGCAGAGCGTTACGAGTTGGACACTAAGAAGCAGGACACACTTAAGGAGTACTTCGCCAAGGGATATAGCACACGTGACATACCTTGGGAAGAATTGACTATGTACCTATCGGCTGACTTACACGCTACGCAGCAACTATCTGACAAGCTAATGCTTCGCCTTAATAGTAAGGAAGACAGCGGCTTGCGTGGTACTGTTGACCTGACTAATGAAGTTGCTGTGTGCCTCTCACGTATCTATCAGCGTGGCTTCAGTGTGGATATAGCCAAGCTAGATGAGGTGCGTCAAGAGTTTGAACAGGAGAAGCGTCAACTTATTGACAGTCTACAGAAGCATGTTCGTACTCTGATGGGTGACACACCTATCAACCTGAACAGCCCAGAGCAATTGTCATGGGTTGTGTATGGACGCAAGGTATTGGACAAGCAGTACTGGGGCAACGCTATTGACCCATACATGTCTGAGCCTGACTTCCGCAGTCTCATTGCTGGTGGTACAGAGCGTCTGTATAAGACCAAAGCAACACAGTGCCGTGAGTGCAATGGCTCCGGCCAAGTAAGAAAGGTAAAGAAAGATGGAACACCATTTGCCCGTACTAATAAATGTACATCATGTGGTGGGGCTGGTTATCATCTTGTGGCTGGTAAAGAATTGGCTGGACTGAAGTTCAAGCCACCCTCTGCCAAGTGGGCAAGTGCTAACGGCTTCAGTACAAGCAAGCAGAACCTTGAGACACTTGAGGGTGCCGCACGAGCCAAGGGTATGGACGATGCAGTAGACTTCTTGTCCAAGGTACGTAGGCTATCTGCTGTGGATACCTACCTGTCATCCTTTGTTGATGGCATTCGTATGCACACCAAGCAAGACGGCAAGCTGCATGTCCGTCTTACACAGCACATGACCGCTACCGGAAGGTTCAGTGGTCGTGACCCTAACATGCAGAACATGCCACGTGGTGGCACCTTCCCCGTGAAGAAGGTATTTGTGTCACGGTTTAACGGCGGTAAGATTATGGAAGCTGACTTTGCACAGCTTGAGTTTCGTGCCGCTGCATACTTATCACAGGATGGAGTTGCAATTGAGGAAGTGTCTACTGGATTTGATGTACACTCATACACCGCTGAAGTTATTACCGATGCTGGTCAGCCTACGGACAGACAGACTGCGAAAGCGCATACATTCGCGCCGTTATATGGAGCGACTGGCTTTGGAAGAACACCAGCGGAAGCTGAATACTACACACACTTCACGCAGAAATACCAAGGCGTGGCCGATTGGCACTCCCGACTGGCTAAAGAAGCTATAGCCACGGGCAAGATTACTACACCATCTGGCCGTGAGTTTGCCTTCCCTGATGTACGACGCAACAGTCGTGGCAGGGTCAGCAACTTCACACAGATAAAGAACTACCCTGTGCAGTCGTTTGCTACCGCAGACATTGTGCCTTTGGCCCTGCTGCACATTGATAAACTACTTGACGGCATGCAATCATGTGTGGTAAACACTGTGCATGACTCAATCGTCATCGACATTCATCCAGACGAAGAAAGGAGAGTTATCAACATAATAGAAGAGACTAACAGAGTATTGCCTGACTTGATTACCTTACGTTGGGGGTTGGTATTCAATGTTCCTCTGGAACTAGAGGCAAAAATTGGCCCCAACTGGCTTGACACATACGATGTGTCGTGATATAACTATGGATTCTAACTCGAAAGAAGGAGTATAAAACACATGGAACTAACAACCATTGACACTAACAATTACGCCGCAATGGCAAAGGCAATGGGCATTGCCAACGAGACATCTAGTGAGCGTAAGCAAGCTAGTACTCTTGCCCGACTACGCATCAATCACTCACCTGTCATGGGTGAGGCAGAAGTAAATGGCAAGAACGTGAACATGGAAGTGGTCAGCGGTGGTACGTACAAGCTGGAAGTACCAGACGGACCTACATATTACGCAGAGTCGGTGAAGATTCGTCCGTATCTGCAACGCTTTATGTACAAGCGTTTTGTCCGTGGCATGGGTGATAGCCCTAACCGCTATGTCAAGACTGTCATGGCTGACAACCTGAACATTGACCTCAAGGACAATGATGGTGGGTTCAACTGTGGTAAACCTGCTGGCTACATCCAAGACTTCAAGGCTCTGCCTGAGAAAACACAGGAACTCATCAAGCAGATTAAGCGTGTTCGTGTTGTGCTTGGCACTGTCGAACTGGTCAATGCCACAGACGCATCAGGCAATCCTGTGGACGTAGATGAGACTGCATTCATCTGGGAAGTAGAGAACCGTGATGCGTTCAAGAACGTGGGTGGTGCCTTTACTCAACTCGCTAAGATGAAGCGACTGCCTGTGCAGCACATGATTACTGCGAATACAGAGGAGCGTAAGATTCCTACTGGTGCAGTCTTCTACCTGCCAATCGTGTCTCTTGACGTAACCAAGACCCTTGACCTTACAGACAAAGAACAGGGCATGTTTGGTGACTTCATGCAGTGGGTCAACAACTACAACGAGTACATCATCAATGCATGGGCAGAGAAAGCTAACTCCCATGATGACGAGGATGATGAGGTTATCGTTGACGGCATCGTTGACATCGAAGTTGAAGAGGTAGCGTAATGAACCACCCTGCTGAACTGGCTGTGCATCAATACATGGAGAACGCTGTTAAGGGTAAGTCCTCAATGTCAGAGGATACCATTAAACAAGTAGGCCAAGATGTAATGAACGCACTTCAACGCCAGTTTGGTGGGGGTAACAAGCGAGATAAGTTTGGTCTACGTATGTCAAACGTGGGTAGACCAACTTGTCAGCTTTGGTTTGAGAAGAACGAACCGGAGAAAGCGTTACCCTTTCCAACAACATTCGTAATGAACATGATGCTTGGAGATATCGTAGAGGCAGTCTTCAAGGGTCTTCTCAAAGAAGCAGGAGTACAGTATGAAGACGATGAAAAGGTTACTCTACAGCTTGATGACGATACATCCATCACTGGCACCTATGATATTGTTATTGACGGTGCTGTTGATGATATTAAGTCAGCATCTAATTGGTCGTACACTAACAAGTTTGAATCCTTTGACACTCTTAGACAGGGTGATGCTTTCGGGTATGTAGCACAGCTTGCTGGTTACGCCAAAGCATCAGGCAAACGTGCTGGTGGATGGTGGGTAGTTAACAAGGCAAACGGCGACTTCAAATATGTACCGGCTACAGGTATTGACGTTGATGCAGAAGTTGGCAAGATTAAAGACACAGCCGATACTATTGAAGAGAACAGGTTCGAGCGTTGCTTTGAGGCAGTTCCTGAGACATTCCGTGGTAAGCCTACAGGCAACACCGTGTTGGGTACTGAGTGTGGCTTCTGTCGTTACAAGTTCACATGCTGGCCCGGACTGCAGGAACTACCTGCCGTTGCATCACAAGCCAAGCAACCTAAGACTGTCTCATACGTGTCACTTGCTGACGAGTATAAGGACAAGGACTTCTTCAAGGGACGGGCAATGTAATGCCTAACGCAAAGCAATTCCGTGCCGCACGGAAGTATGGATATAGGAGTGGCCTGGAACACAAGGTATCTATCTATCTTGACGAACTAAAGATAAAGTATGAGTATGAAAAGTACAAGATTGAATGGGAAGACCTTGCATACCGCACCTATACTCCAGACTTCGTGCTGGATAACGGTATCATCATTGAGACAAAGGGTATGTTTACAGCAGCAGATAGACGCAAGCATCTTGCAATCAAGAAGCAGCATCCTAAGTTAGATATACGGTTTGTGTTTGAGAACAGCAGACGAAAGCTACGTAAGGGTGCCAAGTCTACCTACGCTGAGTGGTGCATCAAGTATGGGTTCAGATACTATGACCGCATCATACCAGAGGATTGGCTGAAGGAGAAGGGCAAGAACAAGCATCCTAAGTTTATCAAGTTTAGTGGAACCAAAGTGAAAAGGAGATAGATATGTCAGAACACATGAGTTTAGAAGATGAAGACTTCATCATCCGTATCAGACCAAGTGTAAAGGAAGATGGTGAATGGACAGGAGAGATTGACATCTCCATTATTTCACAGCCTGACAATCCACTTGACGACGAAGGGTATGGGCAGGTGATGCACTTCTGTAAGATGATGTGCGCCACTGTGCCTATCATGGAACAAGATGAGACTGTACGTAATTTAGTTCACACATATGTGATGGAAGTTGTTGACAACGAGATGGACATTGATGTAGAACTAGAGGAAGAGATGGGCGTGGAAAAGACATACGATGGTAATGTGGTTCATCTTAACTTCAACAGTAAGACAGGGGGCAATGCCTGATGAGGCATGAGCAGTACATGAGAAACAGACTAGCTGAAGATGAGGAGAAACTGATGGATGAGTATTACACAAAGCAAATGAAAGACGCAAAGACTGACATGGTGAACAGTCCTTCACATTACAATCAGTCAGGCATTGAGTGTATCGCAGCTATTCAGGCTGCACTGGGGCCAAACTTCAAGTACTATTTACAGGGTAATGTTATGAAGTACATGTGGCGTTTCGACTACAAGGGAAAGCCTATTGAAGATTTACAGAAAGCACAGTGGTATCTCAATACGCTTATAGAAGACGTGGTGGCGAGTGATGAGAGTTAAAGTCTACATCACAATTGATATTGACCCCGAAGAATATCCAATCCCTGCAGATGAAGATGTTGGTGCAGAGATTGAGGACGGCATCCGCGAGTACTTCTACGACGTGGATGGAGCAGACATCAAACATATGAAAACATTAACGGAGTGAGAGATGAGTAACTATTTACCAACAGACTACCAGAACTTTATCGCTCTTTCACGGTATGCCCGATGGAAAGAGGATGAGCAGCGTCGTGAGACATGGGGTGAGACAGTCGCACGATACTTTGATTACATGACACAGCATCTCAAGAGCAAGCACAAGTATGTCCTGTCGGATGAACTACGTGGTGAACTTGAGCAAGCTGTGTTAAACCAAGACATCATGCCAAGCATGAGAGCATTGATGACCGCTGGACCTGCGCTTG